TCGGAGTGCTTGTACACAGAGACAAAAGATTAGCCGCAGGATTCAAAAAATATCCAGCGTTAGACCACCTTTGCAAGCCGCATGGCGGGTTAAATGCAGTCCCCGCAAAGTAGCAGCTCGTGCTTTCGTCCTCATTGTTTTCACACTCAATGGTATATGTGCAGCATGACTCCATGCTTTGAGAAATCCAGCCGGTGTAAACTCTTGCACACCTAGAACCTTCGCCCATCAGAACCCAGGTTGGTGTATCTGCTGCACAATCAAAATATCTTGAAACAAGATTAGGCAACCCAGGAAAGTTTGTTGGTGGTATGCATTCCAAATCTGCGATCGTGCAATTCTCAACGTCAGGCCCGCCCCTAGGGCAATGGCTGTTGTAGTATGCCTCCCAGTCAAAAGAGTATTCGTAACACATGCGACCATTTAGCCTAGATTCAATCGTGCCAAACACTCTTACATTGCCACCCGCTGCTGCTTCGAACTGAAGAGTTATGTAAAGACTTTTGTGAAGTAATAGCGTAGCTTTCACAGTAAAATTTTTAAGCACGTCAGCGAAGATTGATGGCGAGTAAAGATCGTAGCAAAAAGATCCTACGGTAATTGGATCGCGGTAGACCGCGCACGGAATGCATACATCAAAGGGGACGGGACCGCCACCAGGGCCACCACCAGGCCCACCGCCGCCACCACCAAGGCTTAAAGGATCGCAACAGGCTACGCTTCCGCTATCAATCTTCCATCTTCCACCTTCTCTTGCGTCGTATTCGACGGCAGCAAAATAATCAACAAGCGGAATTTCGTCGACGCCAAGGCAAATGTGTTTTATCAATATGCATCCGCCAAGTTCGGATAGTTGCTGCGAAATCGGGATTGCAATTGTCTGGCCTGAGTAGGTGAGGTTGATTGAATTGATAACCGGATCGCACGGTCCGCAATCAAACTCACCGCAACAAGTACGCCCTGCTCCATGCTTGTTGCTCATTCTCAGCAGTCCTCAAAGTCAACGAACCATTTCCAGCTAATGTAGTCACGCTTACACATGACGTACTTACCGGCAACGATTGCAGCAGATGAAAGATTGTACGCTGTGATTGTCTGGCTGTTGTAGTGGGCAAGAGCGCCGCTGTCATTTACCCAATAGACGTTGACTGTCCCGGTCCCGGGTGTTGTCCCGCTTCTGGCCGTTATGCCACCAGTGGCGACAACTCCAATCAGCGTCCACGGATCGCCATAACCAGGCACACCCGGATGGATGCCCGACGGACCACCCAATCCGCTCGATGGAATCATGCGGATTAATGCGTCGGCGTCTTCGGAATTGAAGCCGAAAACCGGATCGCCGGCCATTAGCTTTCGATCCCATAGACAAGCGTTATCGTTCTTGCCGCCGCCTCGCTCGATCCGCTAACTACCTTTACGCTGGTAGGGGTGGCCGCACTACCGCCAAGGATTGCCCGAGTTGCGGTAGCGTCCAATGCAATATGCCGGCTGGTCCCGACCGTTACGCTGTACTGTGTCGCCTCCTTGTAGACCGGCTTGAATGTAGTGCCGCCATCGTCGGACACTTCAAACGTAAACGCTGTTCCGGTTAGTGCGGATGGCGTCACAACCGCCAGCAGTGTCTTTCCGCTCGGCACCTGCGCCGCTGTGCTGGTTGTTCCGCTGGATGCGATAGTTACGTTCGCCCGTTCGATACTGGTTGCCATGTTTAGAACCTCAAGAATGAATTGAAGTCGATCGCCTCTTTGATTTCCTTTTCCATAACGTGAGGATCGACCCCCACGCCAACCTGAACGCCTGCGGACGTTAGCCCTGCGTCGATCGTCTGCCCTCTTGCGTTGACGCATGGCACCAGCTGGCCGCTAACCTTCTGCTGCGTGCCATGGGAGACAATCTTGTCCTTCCAATTGTCTTTGCGGTACTTTAATTGGTACTCAATCCGCCAGCATGGGAAATTGTTGTAGGTCCCCAAGGTTGCCTTGCGGACCAATAGGTTAAGCTTCCACGCTGCGATACTTCGGAACGTTACGCTATTAACCGTATCGTTTCGATCCATGATGGCATCGAGCGTTAAACTGTCCGGTTCGAACTGGTAGAAGTCCAGCACGCTAATCACTCGGCTTCGCATCAGCGGTTCGGCAAAAGGAATTCCAGCCGTATTGAGAATGGCCGCCCCTGCGTTATCTTTGGTTGCCGCTTCTTGGTACGTCTCAAAAGTGATATCGTAGATCGGAATCCAGGTTGTGGGATTCGGATTGTTTGGATCGCTTGGATTCTGCTTTTGTTCTTCCTCTCCGGTGGAGAATTCAACCTTCACGTCCCAATAGTGCGGGTTGACTTCGGAGCGGTCGCAATCCTTGCTAACGCAAGTCCCGATGAATCCGCCGTAAGGAACGCCAACCACCGGCAAGCCGGGTGTAGTTAGTATGTTGATCTTGTCTTCGTATCGGTTGTCGCTGTAAACCAGCAACGTTGCGCGGTGGACGTAGATAAGGTTGGCACCCTGCTTGCGAAATCCTCCGCTATTGCCTTCCCGTCGCTCTCCAATCAGTTGCGTAGCCATCTATTAACGTCTCCGCTGTGCTGGTTGGATGTTGGCAATGTTGCTGCTCATTTCTTGGAGGATGGCGTTGCTGGCCTGCTGTTCGGCTAGTTGCTGGCTTTGTAGATCGATCTGCTGTTGCATCTGATCGATCTGAGGTTGGATAGTCATACGGTACGCTTCCGCACTGCCTGCCCGCACTAGCGAAGGTGCCTGAATCTGTGGAATCGATCCGGTTAACGCTGCACGCATGGCCGGCCCGAACTTTTCCAGTGCAACTTGTGCCAGTTCGTCGCCACCAATCAAGCCCTCGAACTGCGTCCGGAATGCCCGGACCTGTGAAGCCACCTTGTCAAACTCGGTAGCCGATTGCATCGCAGCATCACGGCGGACAGACTCGAAATCCTTCATCGCCTGTTGTTGTTTGGCTTGCTGGTCGACTAATGCCTTTTGCTTCTTCTCCCGCTCCTCAAGTGCAATCATCTCATCGACGAATTGCGTTGCCTGCTTGTCGCTCATGCCTTCGCGGACAGCCTTGTTTATCTCTGCCAACCGCTTGCCGTAGTTCAGTTCATCCTTACGGAACTGTAGGCTAGCCTGCTGCCTCTTAAAGACTTCGTCTTGTGCCGCCGCGATTCCGGCTAGCTCTTCTTGCAATTGTGCCGCCGCCTGTGCCTCTAGCTCGCCTTGCGTTTGCACTCGCTTTCCGGCGGCTTCGGCTTGCTTGTTCATGTCGTCTATCTCTTGCTGCATCTGTCGCAACTGGCTAGACGTCTTAATACCGAAGAAGTTGAAGAAGCTATCCTTCGCCGTAGACAGCTCTTTGGTCATCTGAATCAGGCTGTTGTTAATGCCTGTTAAAACGTCGGCAATCTCGATAAAAATGCCGATCTTAAAGCTGTTCCAAATAGACTGGAACACTTGCATCTGATCGTTAATTTCTTTGGCCTTTGCGATCTCCGCATCGGTCAACGGCCAGAAGAATTCATTCGCTTGGTCCTTTGCTCTGGCCAATTCGTCGGCCATCTGTCCAACTGCCAATGCTATCCGCTCGTCTCCGAATAGCTTCATCGCAATGGCCGACCGTGCGGCTGGCTGTTCGATGTTTGCGATTGCCTTGGATACGGCATCAAACTGTTCAACGGCATTCATCCCGGCAAGATCGGAAATGCTAACGCCGAGTTCCTCGAATATCTTTCGGCCCTTGCCCATTCCTAGCGACGCTTCGCCAACCATCCTATTCAAGTTGCGTAGCCCTTCGGTAGCCTGTCCAGCCGACACGCCACCGGCAAGCGATAGTGCGAACTCGAATTGTTTCAGCTCGTTGTAGGACACGCCAAGGATGCGGGCTAAATCGTCCTGCTGGTCGACCTGATCTAATGCCGCTGCGGTAAGCTTGTTCATCCCAACATAGGCCACCGGCAACGCGGCTCCCAGTGCGGCAATGCCACGCGTCGCAAGCGTCGACGTGCTAATGCCCAATGCACTAGCCGCCCTAGTGGCTAGTGTGCTTTCCAATACCATTTTGGAAAGGCTGCCGCCAGCCTTGCCTATGGCCGCCGTTGCCTTAGTGCTTCCAGCCGCAATGCTGTTGTACGCTTCGGCGGAACCGAATTCCATGGACAACTGGCGGTTGCGTTCTAACTGGGAATTCTGCTTGGCAAGCTCCACGCTCTGGCCGGCAACCGCATCGGAAAGCATTTCTTCGACCGCCAACGCTTGCCGCTGTGCCTCAGTCGCCTGTTGCGTTTCGGCCTTTACTCGCTGCAACTCCGCTCGCTTCTTTTCCAGCGCCGCAATCAGGGCTTCGTCCGCCTGCTCGCTGCTATTGATTCGCTTTTCCAGTAGGGCAATGTCGGCTTCCAGCTTTTGCGTCGGCTCTTGCGTCTCCCTCAGAATCCGCCGAATTTGAGACAGCTCATTGCGTGCGGAAGTAGTGTCCGCCGTTATGCCGATGGCCGCCGCTGCAACAGTCTTTGCCATCAACCTACCCCCGTTGCTTTCGCAAGTATGCTTCGCATTTCGTCGGCGGATTGTTGCCGCGTCAACCTCACCGGCTTGGCGGATCGTTCAAACCGATTCGGCATGAACGATTCCCAATCGCGGATCTCTTTTTTCATTCCACCAGTAGCCGCCACAATCGACATAAGGGCATCTAGCACGCTCGCCAGCGTAGCCGTCTGCATCCAGCCATCGCCAATCGGTTCCAGCGAATCAAACGCTTCCCAGAAGTCAATAACGGCCTTCGGCTGGCTGTCTAGCCAGCCTTCAACATCGGCAATCCCCCACGCCAAGCAAAGCTTAGCGGCTAGCCGTAGCCTCGGGGATTGCCTTAGTCTTTTCCCGCCGCTTCGGTGTCGTCCCGATCGAATCCGCAATGCTTGAAAGCCGCATCGTAAAGGTCGCCCATTACGCCAGCGTCCAAAGCCGACAACAGATTCCATTCGTTGTCATCAAATAGTCTTCGGCCATCCGAATCAACCAAGCAACGAACAAGCAACCGTTGCCGCATCGACGCCATCCGCTCTTTAGTGATCTTCGCTTTATCGAGGTCGAACCGCTCCGCCTCCCATGCGGACCACTCGGAAAGCGTCAGCGATTGCAATCGCCAATCGCCTTGGTTGAGGTATCGACGGCCAGAACGGGAAAGGATTTCTTCGCGGGTTAGTGGCATGCTCAGTCATCCTCTCCGGTTGCTGCATCGTCTTCCAGGATCGTTAGCTTGGTGGCCGGTGCGGTTGCCTTGCCGCGTACCACTTCGACTTCCTGGCGTATCTTGTCCCAAGTCTGCTGTGGCAAGTTTACGATCGGCTGAATGTGTGCCCCTTCATGGTGCCCCACGTAGCCAACGTGAACGCCATCGACGATCAAGATATCCTGATCGTGCGTAACCTCCACCAACCCTACCGCCGTCGTCATAATGCCGACGTGCGGACGCAATTCAACTTGCATCAATCAGGCCCCCTATCAAGTAGACTTCGTGTAAGCCGGCCCCGTTGCACCCGTCCAGCAAATCACGTAGGAGCCTTCCTGGATGGTTCCATTGGCAAGCTGTGGGTAGCTGAATTCTTTAACGAACGCAGTTCCGGCGTAACTGCCTGCGGTCGTTTCCCCGGTCCTGATTGGGAGCGTGATCGTCACCGTCTCGGACGCACCTCCGATTGTAGGTGGCGCAAGGAACGTGTCAAACAGCACATTCACTTTGATATTGCCAGCGTCCTTTAGGTCGCTTGCGATCTTCCGCTTGAATCCGGTACTGTCCAGCGTCGAAACATCGAGGTCATCAATGCTTTCGGTCCATGCCTCGATGCTTCGCACCTTGGCCGCGTAACTGCTCGTTCCAAAGGTAATCGTCGCTCCGTTCCCGGTATCGCCAAGAATCGTAGATTGTGCCATCAGCCTTCCCCTTCCTGATAGTGAACCATCAAATCAAAACTGTTAACGTACCGAAGCTCTTGGCTTCCGTCGGTCGGCGGCTCCATGAATGTAGTTTCACCATCGACCAATTCGACGCCCCGGATATCTACGCCATTGGTCAGCCCACGAAGTGGAATCACTCCGCATTGCTGAATCGTTTGGGCGATGGTGTTGCTTGCACTTCGCGTTAGTGCGTAGCAATCAAATTGAATTCGGCACGACGCCAACCCAGCCAATCGGGAAATGGTGTGCTGGTGCGTCGTGCTTATCTTGCTGTACGTTACGGCTGGCATGGTGGCATTCTGCGGCAACGCATCGGGAAACATGCGGGTGCTTATCAAAGCGGATACCGCCGATCGCCCCACAATGTATTGCCGGATTGCCGCACCAACATCAGCCATTGGCCATCGCCTGTTCTAGTGAATTAACGAACGCCTGAATTGCCGCGTCTTGTGTTTCGTCCAACGCCTGCTTCATAAAGTTTCGAGTTTGCTTGAAATGGGTTACCTTTATGGGCGTGTAGTTTTTGCCCTGCCGGACGTATGTAGTTCCCGGCTTGCCCCAGTAGTATTGAACACGCCCAGCAGCATACACTTTAGCCCCGTAGTTAAAGTGCGCTTTCGATCCGCCAAGCTGCCAGATTGGGCCAACAATAACCTGCCCGCCCTTGGTCCGCTTCCGGATAACGTAGCCGATGGTGTCCTTAAGTTGTCGGCTCCATTTAGCGGTGCCTGCTTGCTTGGTCGATCGCTTGCGACTGTTGCCGGTCTGCTGTCCGTCTGGGGCCAAGTCTTTTGCTCTTGCCGCAACCACTTCACCCGCCGCCGCCAATGCTTTATCGAGTGCCTTAAAACGCATCGTCTCCGGTATCTTCTCGATCTGCTCTAGCGACTTTAGGTCGATCGTGAATCCTACCTTTAGTTTATTGCTCATTGGTCCAAGGCCCTGCAAAATAGCTCGAGCATTCGCAAGCCGCCTTCGACGCGTCGGATGTTTACAATGCCATAGTTTCGGCCATTGAAAACAACGCGGTCCGTCTCTTCGATGCCTTGCAAGTAGCCGATATTAAATACCGCACCAATGCCGGCTTCGATCTGCTTGCCGCGTAGCGTCTCGGTTCCGCCAGTATCTTCAAACGCTGCCGGAACTGATGCGTATCGATTGGAATAAGTAACGACTGGCTGGCCGGCATCGTCCTGAGCGGTCGTTACCTTGCGGATGGTGATCCGCTCTCGCCTCTTCCCTGTCCGGCCAACTCGAAACGTCATGGATAGCTTGGCCTCATCCAGCGCCGCATAATTCGTTCGTGTGCCGCTTCGCTGTAAATGACGTCGTTAGAAAGCTGGTCGCGATTCTCAAATAGGTAGCCGATCTTTAGCAGCATCGCTTGCCGCAAGGATGCCGGAACGGTCGCCGCAGATGTGTAGCCAGCAACGTAGGTCACTTTAACCGCATCCCATCGGTCTGCGGTTGTCGGCCAATCTTCTTGGTACTTTAGCTCGATGCGTTCCTTCGCTGGGTTCAGGTGCCATATCGAACTGGACAGCGTCTGGAGCGCGTTGCCATCGTCATAGTATTGAACGCTGGTAACGCTCTGCACTGGTCGCCGCTGCAACTGGATAGCCTCCGTGAAGCCTGCTTGCATATGCTCAACGGTCTGAGTAAGCAAAGCCAACCCGCAATCCCGCTCAACGGAATCGCGGGCGACTTCAATCAGCAACTGCAACTGCTCATCGTGGGCGTCGTCCGCCTCCAGTAGCTCCAGTTGCTTTTTTGCCTGCTTGATGCTGACCGGCTCGCTGGCTGGTGGCGTCAGAATTCTGGTGTGTACTTCCAGTGGATTCCAAG